TATGATTTTGTAAAAGAAGATGTTGCGTTGTACTCAAGTACGTTAAACATAATAAAACAAACTCCAAGGATATTATAATGAATCTAAAAGAAGCAACCAAAGACAAGCACAAAGAAGACGAGAATCACCGGTTTGTCAAGTATTTATTCGCTGGTTCAATAACCGACGAAGTCTATTCGGATTACCTTTACAATCAGTATATAGCATACAAATCCTTGGAAGAAAAAGCAGAGGGATATAGCTTGCTTGAAGGTATTGAAAAGATCAAGAGAGCGGACAAAATCCTAAAAGATTTCCAAGAACTTGGTATAGAAAAACAACCAACGATTTATGTTTCAACAATGATTTATGATAACTATGTCAAAAAAATGTCGGAAGAATCTATCATTGCTCATCTATATGTCAGACATTTTGGTGACATGTTCGGTGGTCAAATGATAAAGAAGTTAGTTCCTGGTTCTGGAAGCATGTATGAGTTCGAAGATAAAAACATCTTGATAAATAATATTAGATCTAGACTATCGTTAGATCTAGTTGATGAAGCTAATAAAGTATTTGACTTTGCTATTAAATTATTTGAGGATTTAGCTAATGAGTATGATATTCGATAGACTGATACGAGCATCGGACAATTTCCTGGATGTTCTAGCAAGAAAAGGAATTCCAGTTGAAGAAGATCATGACTTTGATTGGCCAAACTATGTTTTTAGATCCGGTTTATTTCGACGTGCACATCTTGATGTCGTGGATGCGAGAGATACAAAAAAACTCTATATGATGCATCTGTGCATCTTCCCGCATACGAACGATCCTGGTCCAATATACGGATTTGATCTAATAGCAGGTCCAAATAAAGTCACTGGCGCTTTCCATGATTTCTCGCCAGGCTACGATAAACAACACTACATGCTAGATTGGTTTCATGACAGAGTTGATGGAATTGAATGGTCTAAGAAAAGAGAACTACCTCAGTGGGCAAAAAACATCTTTTCTGGTAATATGATTGCTGCAGGTAACATCAATACAATGGAAGAACTTGATGAAGTGCTTTCATTAGCCAATCAAACTCTTTCCTATTATCTAGATAACATAGGGGCTATGTCTGATATTGATTCCACAGATGCGCAAAATTGGTATTGTCATAATCAAAGACAAAATCCTCATACTCCAAAAGTAATGGAATCTTTAGGCTTTGATTCTGAAACGGTTCAAAATTTTATAACATCTTGTCTATTTCCAGATGTTCAATAATTATAAATAATAAAAAAATGATCTCGAGGGATAGGGAACTGAGATGCCTGATAATAATTTTTTAATAAAAAATGGTTTGACCATTGGTAATACAACTGTTAATACTGTAGCAAATACTACAGCTTTTACAATTGCAAATTCCTCGGTTACTTATTCATATATTGCACCTACATCAGCGCAAAAAGCAAGTACATCATATTATTTAAATGCAAATGGCTCGTGGGCATCAATAGGATCTCCAACATTTATCACTCTTACTGATGGTGCAACTATTAATTGGAATGCCGCAACAAGTCCTTATGCTAGAGTTACTCTTAGTGGTAATCGTACTATTGCAGCTCCTACAAATCTAACACCAGGACCTATGTCTCTTATTATTACTCAAGATTCTACAGGAAGTCGCACTGTTACATGGAATGCTATATTCAGATGGGCATCGAGTGTACCACCTGATCTTTCTACTGCTGCAAATGCTACCGATTTTATTAGTTTCATGACGGATGGAACTTACATTTATGGTTCTTACTTAAGAGGGGTGTAAATACAATGATACTCATGCCTCGAACAATTGTTGTACGCCAAAACAGTGGTTCATCTTATGATCTAAGAGCAGCTCTTGGAAATCCACGCGGCCAGGTTAATGTTATTGCTTTTCTTTCAGGTACGTTTACTGGTACTGCATCTACTCCAGCTTTCTCAACGGGATCTGGTTGGGTAAATGGATCACAAATTTATATTGAAAATAATGCAACTATTACTGGGGGACAAGGTTCAACTGGTGCAACTGGTGGTTCTGGGGGTGGTAGTTCTGGGGGTGGTGGTGCAGGTGGCACAGGTGGCTCAGGTGGTAATGGCAGCGCGGGTTACCCTGGTGGTTCAGGTGGACGAGGTGGAAATGGTTCTGGTTATAATGGTGCACCTGGAGGAAATGGCGGTACTGGCGGTGCAGCTATGGCTTTTTCATATCGTGTATCTTTACGAAATACAGGATCAATTATTCGTGGCGCTGGAGGACTAGCTGGTTCCGGTGGAGGCGGTGGATATGGTGCTGGAGGAACTGGCGGTGGCGGTGGTAATGGAGGTGGTGCTGGTTTATCTCTTTATGGTCTATATACAAATTATGTTTTTACGAACTATACTTACTATCCTGCTGGAGCAAATGGGGGAACGGGTACCGGTATAGCTGGAAGTCCAGGTCAAGATTCTTATCAAGTTGCCGCTGATAATACTACATCTGATAATACCTGGTATGGTTACTCTGGTGGCGCCGGTGGACCAGCTGGTTCTGCTGGCGCTGCAGAATATGGCAGTGATGGAGCATCAGGTTCTCCAGGATCTGTTGGTTCAGCCATAATAAACGGAAGCATCAATTTAAATTTAGTCAATAACTCTGGAACTATTACAGGATCAATAACATGAGCAATATTCATTATAAAATTGTTGATAAATTTCCTGACGAACATCAAATTTTGGTGCGATACTATTCTGACGATTTACCTGAATCATCGCTTGTATCGGAATGGGCAAAAGATGGCATCACTCCATCTAGATATCGTACCGATTATCTTATAACTCTACCAGTTCCTACACCAACAGGCAGTGATCTTGAAAAAATTATTCTTCAAAATTGTCCTATTTGGTGGTTTGAAGTTAAAAAGAATATTCTTGATGAATCAAAAGATACTTCTTTGGATAGTATTATATTGAATCGCGTTTCTACTTTATCCAAAGATAGTCCATTGGTAGCAACTCAAATCATTGTTACACCTGTTCAATTACGTAGAGCTTTTCGTAAAGCTGGATTATTGACTGCAGTTAATAATTTTATTACTTCCCAATCTGATGAAATTCAAGAACAATGGGAATATTGTGTAAATGTACGGCGTACTGATTCATTGATTGCAATATTACAAAAAGGAATCAATCTTACTGATGCACAAATAGATAATCTGTTTCGTTCCGCGGCTTCAGAAAAAATATAAGGATTAATAGTTATGGCTACTCCTACAACAAAAGATCAGTTCAAAGAGTATTGCCTAAGAACTCTTGGTAAACCTGTCATCGAAATCAATGTAGATGACGATCAGGTTGATGATCGTATTGATGAAGCTTTAAAGTATTACTGGGACTATCACTTTGATGGTTCCGAGAAAACTTATTATAAGTATCAAATTACAGATGCAGATAAAATTAATAAGTACATAACAATGCCTGAGAATATTATCGGTGCTATTAACTTATTTCCAATTGGTCAAGGTTTGAATACAAATAATCTATTCAACATTCGTTATCAAATTGCACTAAACGATCTTTATACTCTTACGTCAGTGTCAATGGTTCCATATTATATGGCTTTGACTCATATTCAATTCCTAGAACAAATGTTAGTTGGTCAACAGCCATTTCGTTATAATAGAAATACAAATAAGTTTTATATTGATACCGATTGGAATATTTTGAATACAGGTGATTTCATTGTTATTGAAGCATATCAAGTTGTAGATCCTGCAACTTATACTGATGTATGGAAAGATCGTTGGCTTCTTCGATATGCTACATGTTTGATTAAACAACAATGGGGTGCAAATCTAACTAAATTTGTTGGAATGACTCTTCCTGGTGGTATCAAGTTCAATGGTGAGAAGATTTATAATGACGCTGTTACGGAACGAGCTGCATTAGAAAACGAAATGATCACTAGCTACAGTTTACCCGTAACTGATTATATAGGCTGAAATGAACAATGCTCACATATAAAACATTCTGTGAAGCCTGGATCAATGGCATTGGTTCTAAAGGTATCAATGCAACCAAAGATAAAGCTGTTACATCTTCAACCAAATATGATTCACCTACTCATTATGAAAAAAATGCAAAGAAAGTTGGTGATGTTGGTGGTTTAGAACTTCATTCATCCGAAACTGCTGGTGGTGGAATCAAGCATTTTACTTGGCATCCAAAAGATAAAAAAATCCATCATGTTGTTTATGCAGCGCAATCAACACCAATTGAAGGTGGTCACAGATTACAATTTCTGAGTGCCCATAGAAGATCATCATCTGATGTCAATATGGGTCAAGTTTATAAAAAAATCCTGCACAATGGTAATCAGATGGTTGGTACAAGTCATTCACCTGGTGCTAAGAAGATGTGGGATCGTATGAGAAATGATCCTGATATTCATGTACATGGTGAACATCCGGATGGCACAAAACAAGAATTAAAACATGATGATGAAACACATGCAGCATATGGTGATAAATCTAAAGAAGGTATGCGAATTGGTAAAATGAAACTTGTAGCCGGCGCCAGAAAATCGGAGATGTAATTTAAGTGGCTACAAATTTTTATTTTAATAATTTTCAATCATCAGGGGAACAAAACCTTTATGAAGATCTAATCATAGAGTCTATAAAAATATATGGTTTAGACATGTATTACGTGCCTCGTGTTATCACCAATTATGATAATCTTCTAGATGAAGATGCATCTTCACAATATAATCATGCAATTTTAGTTGAACTTTATATTAAGTCCGTTGATGGTTTTACTGGCGATGGTAATTTTATGTCTAAGTTTGGTTTACAAATTAGAGACCAAGTTGTATTCAGTATAGCACAAAGAACTTTTAATCAAGAAGTTGCTATTGTTACAGATCAAGTAAGACCTAATGAAGGTGACTTGATTTATTTCCCACTCAATCGTAAGTGTTTTCAAATTAAGTTTGTAAATAAATTTGAAATGTTTTATCAATTTGGTGCTTTACAAACTTGGGAATTAACCTGTGAATTGTTTGAGTATAGCAATGAACAATTCAATACAGGAATTCCCGAAATTGATAATCTTCAGACAAATTATTCATTAAATATTATTGATTATGCCATTATGGATGAACAAGGTGTGAATCTAACTGATGAAGATAATAATTATCTGGTTGTTGAAGGATATAAACCAGACGTTATTAATCCAGCTTCACAGAATGATATTATTCAAAATGGAACAGATAATTTTCCATTAGGTTCAAATGACTTTATCGACTTCAGTGATACTGATCCTTTTAGTGAAGGCACTCTGTAATGTTTTCTTCTACGCCTTTTTACTTTTCATTGATACGTAAGTATATTATACTATTCGGAACTTTGTTTAATAATATTCATATTTCCAGAACAGATAAAGACGGCAATGTTACTATGATTGAACGAGTGCCAATTACTTATGGTCCCAAAGATAAGATGCTTGCTCGTGTAATTCAGGATCCAAATATTGATAGACCAACAGCAACATATCCATTGCCTATGATGGCTTTTGAAATGACTGGTTTTGATTATGATGGAACAAGAAAACTACAGACAATCAATCGAATCGCTATAGTAAATCCAGATGATAAATCAAAAAATAAATATCAGTATAATCCTGTGCCTTATAATGTTGGATTCCGTCTAAGTATTTTAGTAAAGAATGCTGAGGATGGTAATAAAATTGTAGAACAAATTCTACCATATTTTACACCTGACTGGACAACAACTGTTCATCTTATTCCAGAGATGAACGTCACGATGGATATTCCTGTTATACTTAACAATGTCAGCCTTGAAGATGTTTATGATGGTGAATTCGAAAAACGTAGATCGATGGTTTGGAATCTTGATTTTACACTCAAGGGTTATATTTACGGTCCAATTAAATCCACTAAGATTATTAAATTTACGAATACCGAATTTTTTGTAGCCACTGGTGATAATATTCGTGAAGCTAATGCTGCAGCCGCGTATATACAAGTTCAACCAGGACTCATGGCAAATGGCAAACCAACATCAAATGTTAGCTTGTCAATACCAGTTGCAAATATTATAGCTACAGACACTTTTGGATATGTGACCTCTATTACGGAACCTTAATATGAATGATGATGACATTAATGATGATGATAATCCAATTGATAGAGCTTTAAATTTAGGTCCAATTAATCAAACCTATAGTAAAACAATATCATCTATTATTGATCAAGCACGCGATGATTCTGCTGATGAAGATTTTACATTTTCTAGAGCAAATATTCGTGAGGTTATTGAAAATGGTACTGAAGCTATAGCTAAGTTAACTATAATTGCTCAGCAATCACAAAATCCTAGAGCATAT